ATAGAACGTATACAGTGTACAGTATATTGTATACAAAAAGGATGTGAGGAATTGAAAGTAGAAGCCAAGGATATTCCAATTATACAAAGGTTTATGACAGAATTCTGGAAAGTTATAAAGGAGTTCTATCAGGTGGAACTTACGGACGACTATTCTGAGCAGGTGTGTAATCGCTTAGACGAACTTGGAGAGTTGGCGGGCATATGTCCTGATCAGAATGATAAACAGTTCATTCTGGACTGCATATTAGCTTTAAATAATGCTTTAAGTTCTAAGCAGAGAGGATTGAGTAAGAATGTACAACACAAAGAATAGATACGAGCAGGGACAGGCTCTTAGGAAAGAAATCTATATGTATATCGTCAGTTATATCAAACTGGTTGGATATGCACCGTCGATTACGGAAATTTCTGAAAGGGTGGATGCCGGGAGAGCTACGGTCTGGAAGCATATCAACTAGCTAATTGATGATGACCTACTCAGAACGAACCATCCCAGTACTGACAGAGCATATGCTCCAGTTGGGTACGGAATAAGAAAGATAAGCAAGGAGATAAAATGAAACTTTATGATATTGTTGCAGCAAACGGTGAATTTGTAGAGTCCTTGACGCAAAGAGAAATTATGAATAAATTCGGACTTACAAAATGCAGATTCCGTACATTCTTGGATAACAGCTATCTGATTGACGGCAAATATTGGATAGATGACTCCGCTGAAGATATGCAGGTGACCAGAAACGGATGTCGGAAGATGTTAAAACAGTTTGATGCTTTAACAGAAAACATAAGGAGGGCTGTTGGATGGGAAAATTGAAGATTAAAAAGCCAAAAATCCAAAAGAACTCAATTCCTGCGCCGCTTAATATAACCAATTTTACAATGGAACAGATATCCAGACAGACCGGCGTAAGAATTGAATCTCTTAAAGCATATTTGAACGCCAGAGAACAGGAAATCAAAGAGCAGCTTATCAAAGAATCACAGGAAAAGCTGTGGAAAGCAGAAGATTATATTGCTGTGGCAAATATTTTGATTTCTGTTATTGCAATCAAGAAAGCATGGGGATTCAAGAAAGCAAACCAGAATTTCATTGATAAGATTACTGAAGCCGAAAGATATGTTGAGGAAATCGGTGTTGAAGCGGCATACAAGGAAATTAAGGAAGAAATGGGATTGCAGATTGAATTTGATTCTTTTGATATTAACAAGGAATTTGGGTTCGGAGAAAACGAGGGGAATGGATAAAAATGAAATTTATAGATTTTTTCGCAGGAATCGGAGGGTTTCGCAGGGGAATGGAATTAGCAGGGCATGAATGCGTTGGTTTTTGCGAATTCGATAAATTTGCTACTGCGAGTTACATCTCAATGCACTTACTGACAGAAGAGCAGCGAAAGACATTGGAAGATATTCCTATCAAGAAAAGACAGAAGGAAATATTAAAGGAGGAATACAGAAATGGAGAATGGTATGCAAATGACATTAGAAGAGTGTATGCCGGAGATATTCCAAAAGCCGACTGCTGGTGCTTCGGATTCCCCTGTCAGGACATATCCGTTGCGGGAAAGCAAGCCGGATTTCAAGGAAACCGTTCAAGCCTGTTTTTCAGAGTTATGTACCTTGTCGGACAACTCAAAGAAGAAGATAAACCCACTTACCTTTTCATTGAGAACGTTAAAAATCTGCTTAGTGTTAATGGAGGATGGGATTTCGCCAGATTGCTCATTGAAATGGAGCAGTGGGGGTATGATGCAGAATGGCAGGTGCTCAACTCCAAAGATTTCAGAGTGCCACAAAACCGGGAAAGATGTTTTATTATCGGACATCTTAGAGGGAGAAGTACCTCAAAAGTATTTCCTATCGAAGGAACAGACGGAGAAAATAGTGTTTCGTTAAATCTTTTTGGCTGTCTTAATGGCAGAAATTCGCAGCGAGATAGAGTTTATAGTGGCGATGGATTAGCACCAACAATCAGTACGAAGCCGAGAGGAAACACAGAACCCAAAGTATCCATAAAAATTATCGGTGAAATAAACTCATCTCAGGACGGCAAAATTCTTTCGACTGATGGTATTGCAAATTGCCATTCGGCAGGACACAGGAATAATCCAAAGATTGCAATTCCAGTTCTTACACCAGATCGTGCAGAAAAACGTCAGAATGGAAGAAGATTCAAAGAAGATGGTGAGCCAATGTTCACATTAACATCTCAGGATAGACATGGAGTTGCCACCAGTTTAAATCCTTTGGGTGGACTTTATACAGAAGTATCCAAAGAATTTTATCGTGGAATATACGAAGGTTGCTTTCGTTGCTTAAAGGCAAGCACACATGATAGCGGTGTTGCACTCAAACTGAATGTTTTAAACATAAATTCTAACAAAGGAATATTTGTAAAGGTTTCTGATGAATTGATCGTATATGCAGTGTGGTACGAAAAATATCAATGCTACATAGCAATTCGAAAGCTGACACCGCGCGAATGCTTTAGACTACAAGGTTGGTCTGACGATTATTTTGAAAAAGCACAGTTCGTAAATTCTGACAGCCAGTTATACAAACAGGCAGGAAACGGTGTAACTGTGACAGTTATAGAAGCTATGGCAAGGAAAATGAACGTAAATCTAAATTGATAGCGTGTCAGTTGCTTACATGGAGAAAGTGAGGATGGAAATGGATTATAAGCACTGTAGATGTGAATGCGGTGGAATTATAGGACAATACAGTAAAGCGAAAGGATTTACCTGTGAAAAATGCAATAAAGAGTATCAATTATCAGAGTTAAATTTTGATTGGATTGCATCGAACGAAAAGACAGGATGGCTGTTTCCGATGCAGAAAAAAGAGGGCACGAAATGAAAAATAATAATTACACTTCATTTTTCAAAACGAAACCAAAGAAAGTAGAAAGATACATTCGTTGCAGAAAATGTGGTGGAAACATGGAATGGAGTAGGGACTTTCCACCACAAATCAAATGCACGAAGTGCGGATATACTGCATATCCAAAACCTTATGAGCCAGATTGTATCAAACTGCCAGAAACATGGGAAGAATATTTTGAATTGTATGAGAAAATAAGGAGGAGAAATGGATAAATTAAAACCGTGTCCGTTTTGCGGAAAAGAGATAGATACGGACAAAAATGTATACATTCCAGAAAGAGACTGGGCACCGTCTTTTTACGATCCTGACAGTGGGGGGATCCAATAGCCATTCACTGTGAATGCGGATTAACATTTTGCACAGACACATGGGATTGGAAGTCAATCAGAAGTGGGATGTTCTGGTACTTAATGTTATAGTATGCGTGTTATGCATTGCTAATTTTATAGCAAATGATTGAAAAGTGGAGGAGTGCGAAGATTATGAGACTGATTGATTTATTGGCAACAATTGACACAGATGTTAAGAGCGACGAGAAAGTCCAGATATGCCATCCAGGAAGAAACTGGGAGGATTACGATGAATTTAGTGCCGGTTCAAAACTGTTGAAACCATTTTACGATTTAAAGATAAAATCTCTATCTGCAATAAACACAGATGTGATTAGAGTTGACTTGGATTTTGATGAGAAAGAGGGTTGTGATTAAATGAGCAGACTGATTGATGCGGACTTATTAAAAGAAAATATCTCAAGATGGTTGAAACCATCTGCGCCTGATGAAACAGAGATGATAGAAGTTGCAGATGCTCTTGTCAGTACGATGATAGAAATTGAAGAACAACCGACAGCTTTTGATGTGGACAAGGTTATGGAGCAGTTGGAAAATAGAAGCGCGCTGGCAAGACCAGTAGGGTGGTCTAAAGCATATGAAATTATAATACTGAAAGATGCAATCGAGATCGTGAAAGGCGGTGGAGTTGAATGAGCAACGTATCAGTTGAAACATTAGAAAAGTTAAAAGAAAACATGGTAGGAAGAAGATACAAGCACTTTAAAGGAAGAACCTACATCGTAAATGATATTGCTGTTCATACAGAATCAGATGAAATTATGGTGATTTACAAGTGCTTTACAGACCCATTTGTGACATGGTGCAGACCGTTAAGTATGTTTACGAGTGATGTGGATAGAATCAAATATCCAGATGTAAAGCAGAAGAAAAGATTCGAACCACTTTCTGAGCAGGAGGTGCAGAACGTATGAGAGAAATTCTTTTCAAGGCAAAGAGGGTTGATAATGGAGAATGGGTTGAGGGGTGTTTGGTAATAGATCATTCACGGTCAAACTTATTTGAATATCGAATGCAACCAGTTGAATCAGGTGTTTTATACGCACCACCTATTAATCCAGAAACCCTCTGCCAGTTCACGGGACTTTGCGACAAGAATGGGAAGAGAATCTGGGAAAATGACATTATCAAATATCATTTCGGAGAAATCTATGCTCCAATCAAATATGGATGTTATCAAAATTGTTTTGATGCTCAGAAAGCAGAACATCTCGGATTCTATGTAGATTGGACGGGCGACAAATGCCTTAGAAAAGATTTAGGGTATTGGATTGACATGGTATACGCTATGCCAGTTGGAAACATTTTCGACCAACCAGAATTATTACAGGAGGAATGAGATGAGTAGATGGTATGTAAGTGTCGGAATGAGCTTATCAATTGATTATGACGATATTGAAGCCGATACAAAAGAAGAAGCTGAGGAAATAGCAAAAACACGAGCATCAGAAGATATTGACTACAATAACTGCGATTGCGAAGTTGACAATATGAGCGTGTGGTCTAGTTTTAAGGAGGAAACAAATGAGTAGTGCAAGTGTAAGATTCGGAACAAAAGCGTATGTATGCGCAAGATATTTTCTTAGACCGGGTAAATGCTTCAAATACATCGACCAGCACGGCGAGGACACCACAGAACACGTCTACGAGGTCATGGCGTTATATCCGTACTGTGTCCTGTTAAGAGATACTAGAAATGGGGTCAGGACTTGCCCGGGATATAATACTTTAAGCCTGATGCTGAGAGGAAGTGAAGTAAATGAGTAAATCAATAGTAGTGGTGGATACACCAGAAACTTGTGTAGATTGTATATTTTGTCAAGAATACGGTATAGGAAGTAAAAAATATGCATATTGCTATGTAACAAATGGCGATAGTGAAAATGACATGAAACTAATTGACTGTATATACGGATATTGTCAATCTAAACCCGATTGGTGTCCACTTATAGATTTGCCAGAAAAAGATAATGGAGACTATCCAGCTAATACGTCTGATGCTAGCTTTGTGGAGAGCTGGAACCAGTGTATTGATGAGATTGCAGGAGGTACTATATGAGTAAATCAGTATTAGCGGTTGATACGCCCAGAAACTGTTATGATTGCCCGTTCGGAACTGCATACTGTGGCGAAATTGAATATGAGGGTTTGTGTGAATTAGCTGATTGTTTAGATTATGATGTAATTCTGATGACAGAAGAACATTATGATTACGAAAGCAAATCAAGACCTGAATGGTGTCCACTGAAGCCATTGCCGGAGGAGAAAGAAGAGGAACATTGGAGGAGTAAACTTAGTCTTGCATGGATTCGAGGTTGGAACACTTGTATTAGCAAAATTACAGGAGGAAACACAGATGGTTGATTTAAGAAATACATGTATCTTGGTTAAGACAGAAGAAGAAAATGAAATGCTTCTCAAAGAAGCTGAGAAACAGGGATTTCATTGGTATTCGAAAGGCAATTGTAAACCATTGCCAGGACAACATTTTCCAGATATTTTAAAATTTTGTAATAACAAAGATGTGGTGCACAGCGTACGTATCGGAGTAGAGTGTGATGCTTTCTACGAAGTTTCAGAACTCCTCGGGACAAAAGAAATGACGGCAAGAGAGTTTGCTAATCGTATTGCAGATATACGCAATTGTAGAGGATGTAACTGTTCAGAATGCGTATTGAGTGAAAGCAATACTAGGTGCAAGAAGTATTTGTGTGATATATATAATTGGGAAGATAATATAGATGAAGTTCTTGAAATTGCAAAATCAATAAGAATTACAGTACCTTCACCCGAAGAGAAAGTAATTAGCACGATTGAAAAATTTATCGAGAATCCAGATCGTGCAGTAGTAAACGATGAATTTGTAGAATCGCTGAAGCTGGCAGTTGAGAAGTTGAAAGAGGTGAGGTAAATGGATAGATGGACTGAAAGATTTAATAGCGATGGCAAAAAAGCTATTGCAATACATGACGGAAGTGATTTCCCAGATGTTTGTTTCGAGGGAGAAAGAGAATATGATGTAATGAATGCACTCGCTGAATATGAAGATTTAGAAGAACAGGGCTTGCTTGTGAGATTACCGTGTAAGGTTGGAGACACGGTTTGGGTGGTAACATCGCCAATTAATGTGTTTGGTTATGATGAATATGATGGAGATGCGGAATATGAAGTATATGAATCTTTTTTATCAAGCGTATCTTATTATGCGTCTGGAGAACAATTCAGAATTTACGCAAAAGTAACGAATAGTTTTATTGCGGCATACTTTAGAGAATGTGATTTTGGAGAATCTATATTTCTCACCCGCGAAGATGCTGAGAAGAAGTTGGAGGAGATGAAGAATGACAAGGCCTGAGATTACGGCAGAATTATCAACCATGATTGAAAAGAAAATCAATCCGAACAACGATCCTCGTATCTACTGGGCAAAAGAGGTGACGTTTGATTATTCTACAAACCATGCAGTTAGAGTGGACTATATGAAATTTGTTCCAGTGAACAATAGTGTTTCCGGGATAGAAAAAGGTGATTGCTATTGCTATGAAATCAAGTCATCTATTGAAGATTTCAAATCTGGCCATGGATTGAATTTCATTGGAGATTACAATTATTTGGTTATGCCAGGGGAATTAGCTGCAACAGTATCTTTGAAAATCCCGTATCATGTAGGAATATATGTCCCAGAAGGAAACGAACTTATATGTGCCAAGAAAGCCAAACGAGCCAACAGAGCGAGGCCTGTATCTGAAATACTTCTGATGATGTTTCGGTCTGCAAACAGAGATTACAGGAAAACGGTAAAGAAACTGGAGGAGATGGAGAAATGAATAATAAACCTACACCAGACATAACGCCAAATCTTGCTATATCAGCATACCACGTACTACAGCAATATTGCACTGGACAGCCAGCAGATTGCAAAGGCTGCGGATTCTACGAACACTGTCCAGAATGTTTTCGAGGCATGCCATGTGACTGGAACTTAAATGAAGAAGGTGAAATAAATGAAACTGAGAAAGGCAACATTGAGTGATTACGGAGTACCACCGGACGATATACCGACATTACAAAGCCACTTGCGGAATCTTAACGAGAGCGACAAATACAATCTGTTACAGGTATCTATCAAATATGCACCCGGCATCGAATCGCAAATCTATGACAGCATTGTGAACAGCATCGGCTATCGAACGATGGAGAAGATCAGAACGGTTCCTGCAACGGAGAATGACTTTTATGGCTACAAACGCAAGGTCATGGCGGAATACTATCATCTGGCCAAATTGATTGGCAGACTTTAAAAAACTTAAAAATTTATAAAAGTGGTAGAGAGCTATGTACGCCCTAGTATGGTATTATAGTATATATAACTATAACTATGCTAGGGCGTTTTAATTCAGAAAGGATATGATTGGATGTTAATAGGATGGCAAACGAGGAAAATTTAAAACCTTTTAAACCTGGTCGAAGCAGTGAGGAAGCAGCAAAAAACGGCCAAAAAGGCGGCATTGCTTCTGGTCAGTCTCGCCGTCAAAAGAAAACCCTTTCTGAATTAGCAAAAATGATAGCTGAGAACCCTGCTCCGACTGCTGCAAAGAAGAAACTCACAAAAATGGGAATATCTGATGAGGATGCAAATAACAATGCCTGTATTGTAGCTGCCGTATATAATAAAGCCATCAAAGGAAATATGCAGGCAGTGGACAAATGGGAACAGTTGGTAGCCGTATCAAAATCAGACGAAAGCAAATATGAGCTTCCTGCCAGAGTACTTGGTAAGGCATTCGTGGATATTAACCGGCAAATCAAGCCTAATATCGAATATGTATTCGAGGGTGGTCGAGGCGGTCTGAAATCTTCATTCGTAGCTTTTAAGATTGTTGAACTTATTAAGAACAATCCTCAGATGCACGCCTGCATTACAAGACAGGTGGCCGGTACTCTGAAAGATTCCGTATATGCTAACATGAAATGGGCTATCAACGAACTTGGACTGATGGAAGAATTTGAATGTAAGGTGTCGCCGCTTGAAATCAAATATATTAAGACGGGGCAGACAATATACTTCCGTGGTCTGGACGATGAAACCAAGCTGAAATCCATTAAGCCGGAATTTGGCTACATTGGAATCCTCTGGAAAGAGGAAAAAGATCAAATGAAGGGAGATGCTCAGGAACGTTCTGTTAATCAGTCAGTGCTTCGTGGTGGTGACGAGTCCTATGATTTTTCATCGTATAACCCACCAAAATCAAAGTCGAACTGGGTAAACAGGATTAAGCTCACGCCTAACCCGAAAAGAGTTATCCATCATTCGAGTTATCTGGAAGCCCCGGTGGAGTGGCTCGGACAGAAATTTATTGACGATGCAGCACATCTGAAAGAAATCAATCCGGAAGCCTATGAGCATGAATATCTGGGTGTCCCAAATGGTGACGGTGGAAACGTATTTGAATATCTGGAGATTAGAGATATTACAGACGAAGAGATCAGTCACATGGACAAAATATTTCAGGGGTGTGACTGGGGATTTTTCCCTGATCCGTATGCTTTTATTCGTTTGTATTACAATCATAACACTGAAAAGATATATCTCATTGATGAAATTTACGAAAATAAATGGAGTAATAGGAAATCAGCAGACGAGATTCTAAAAAGAAAATATGATGATTATGCTATTACTTGTGATTCTGCCGAACCTAAATCAATCAATGATTATAGAGATTTTGGACTCCCAGCAAGGGGCGCAATAAAAGGACCTGGGAGTGTGGAATATTCTATGAAATGGCTTCAGACAAGAACTATCGTTATTGACCCTAAAAGAACGCCTAATGCTTATAAAGAATTTTCTGGATATGAATACGAAAGAGATAAGGACGGAAATGTTATAAGTGGATATCCTGATGAAAACAATCATTTAATCGATGCCTGTAGATACGCAACAGAATCATTGTGGAGGAGAAGAGGGAATAATGCTTAAAAGAGGGTACAGTCTAAAATATAGACGAATATATAAAATCTGGCAGGGAATTCGTCAGAGATGCAATAACCCCAATGACAAAGATTATGAAGACTATGGCGGAAGAGGAATAAAGGTTTGCAAAGAATGGAATAAAAGTTCAGAAGTGTTTGTTCTATGGGCATTAGAAAATGGATATGCTGATAATTTGAGTATTGATAGAATAGACACAAATTCGGACTATTCGCCAGAAAATTGCAGATGGGCAACATGGACTCAGCAAGCAAGAAACAAAAGAATGGAAAAAATAAATTCAACTGGTGTTACTGGTGTTTCCATGGACAGAGGGAAATATAGAGCAATAATCTATGTGAATAATAAAAAAGTTGATCTAGGCAGGCATGACACGCTTGAAGAAGCAGCAGAAGCACGTAGGCAGGGTGAGATAAAATACTGGGGCGTGAGTGCATAATGGGACTTATAAAAACACTAAAAAGGTGGTTTAACATGATATTCAAAAAACAAGCCGAAGAGGACTTCAACATCCAGGCAGCAGAATTCCCGGAGATGGAATCACTGATTAACCGGTGTGCGAACATATACAGGGGCGTACCAGAGTGGCTAGATGATAAGAATAATATCAAGACGATCAATTTTGCGAAATCTGTCTGCTCAGAGACAGCTCGGCTCACAACACTGGCGATTGGCATTCAGATTGATGGTTCCGCAAGGGCTACGTGGTTGCAGGAGCAGATTGATAAAGTATATTTTCAAATCCGGCACTGGGTAGAGTACGGCTGTGCATACGGAACGGTATTCATTAAGCCAAACGGTGAGAGCCTTGACATATTTACTCCGGCAGATGTGATAATCGTAGATTATGATAACCAAGAAATCAAGGGGATTATATTTAAAGATTCTTATACAGTTGGACGGAAATACTATACAAGGCTTGAATATCATAGATTTGTTGAAACTACCGTGGACGGTGTGACGACTTATCCGTACTATGTATCAAATAGAGCCTATGTATCAAAGTCTCCTCAGTCAATCGGCGACAGAATCGACCTTAAACAGACCAAATGGGCTGACCTTATGGCAGATACGCCGCCAATTCTCAAAGCGAACGGTGAGAAACTGGACGGACCATTGTACGGAGTACTGCGGACACCACAGGCAAACAATGTGGACATTAGCACCCCACTTGGGCTTCCGATATTTGCAGAAGCTATCGAAGAACTGAAGGACCTTGATATTGCATATAGCCGTAATGCCGGAGAGATATTCGATTCTCAGAAGATTGTTCTGGCAGATGATAGACTGCTGATGCCAAGCGGTACACCTGTAGCAGCTATGTCGCCACAGGGCATGGAGAACAGGCGTAATGAGATGAACTTACCGCACTTTGTCAAGAATGTATTCGGACAGGACGAAAAAGAGTTCTATCAGGAAATCAATCCAGTTCTTAACACAGATACCCGTATAAGCGGCATAAACGCCCTTTTGAGCCAGTTAGGATATAAGATTGGATTCTCCAATGGATATTTCGTATTTAATGAATCTAGCGGTATTCAGACGGCTACGGGAGTAGAAGCAGAACAGCAGAGGACAGTACAGTTCATAAAAGACGTTCGAGACAAACTGGAATCCTGTCTGGATGAAGTAATCTACGCACTGAACGTTTACGCCGACCTGTACGGACTTGCCCCCGTTGGACCTTATGAAGTCAATTATGATTTCGGAGACATTCTCTACGTCAGAGAAAACGACCGTGCAAGATGGTGGCAGTATGTGACCACCGGCAAGGTTCCGGCATGGTTATATTTTGTGAAATTTGAGGGAATGACCGAGGAAGAAGCGAAAGCAATGGTTAAAGAAGCTCAGCCAGACGAACCGAAACTGTTTGGAGATGAGTAGTTATGTTAAGTCCAGAATATTTACGCCGGATAACAGAGGGTAGCGAGCAAATTGCCGAAGAATTGCACCAGTACATCATCTCTGAGATCGTATCGCGGATGATGGCAAGAATCGGCAGAGGTGAGGACTATATTCTGACCAATGCTGATGCGTGGAGAATTAGAACGTTACAGGAATCTGGCGAACTGCTAGAGGACATTCTAGCAGAACTATCCAAATATACCAAACGTGAACAACAGGAACTTCTTGAAGCGTTTGAAGATGCCGGAATCACTGCTCTCGATTATGATGATAAGATATACAAGGCGGCAGGATTAAGCCCTGTACCGCTCGAACAGTCCCCAGCAATGATAAGGCTCATGGAGCGCAACATGCTTGCAACCATGGGCGAGTGGAAGAATTTCACACGAACAACCGCAAGTGCCGCTCAGAGGCTATATATCGAGCAATGCGACCTTGCATATAATCATGTAATGACTGGAGCAGTTGGGTATACGCAAGCCATCAAAGAGGCAGTCAATAACGTTGTATCAGATGGTGTTACTGTCACATATCCATCTGGCAGAAAAGACACGATTGAAACAGCAGTTGCACGTTCTGTCAGAACTGGCGTGGCACAGGCGTGCGCTGATATTCAGTTGGCAAGAATGAAAGAAATGGGATATGGCTTAGTGCTGACATCGGCGCATATAGGAAGCCGCCCAAGCCATGAAGTGTGGCAAGGGCAGGTATTCTCTATAGACTGGGAAAAATTAAAAGAAATCAAGCCTTATCTTTAACAGAATCGAGATACAATGAAATTGCTTTATCGAGTATTTTGCTGATAGGTATTCCAGTATCATCAGAATACGATTTTAATTTTTCATAAATTTCACGATCAATAGCATTTGATATTGCTACACGGTTTTTTAAACCTCTGTTATTTGACATTTTATTCAACTCCTTTCATACTAAAGTTTATCATAACTTTCAACTACTTGCAATTAAAATAAAATAATGATATAATTGAATGTAGATAAATGCAGTTGAAAGGAGAAAGCACAATGACTTTTGAAGAATTTTGTATTAAAAATGGTAAAAAAGAAAAACCACTTTCAGGGAAATCCTACAGATATTCTCACGGAATGGCAGAAACTCGATTATACAAAATATGGGCAGGCATGAAAATAAGAACATCTGAAAAGGCACAGCCTCATAACAAAGTGGCGTATTTTGATAGAGGAATAACAGTATGTGATGAATGGAAAGAATTCAAACCTTTTTTATTATGGGCTTACACAAGCGGGTACGAAAAAGAACTTACAATAGACAGGATAGATGTTAATAAAGGGTATTCTCCTGATAATTGTCGGTGGGTGCCATTAGAATGGCAAAACAACAACAAACAAAGCAGTTGGAAAATTAAATACCAAGGAGATACAAAAACCGTAGGTGAATGGGAACATTTCTTTGGCGTTCATCGTGAATATATAAGAAAAAGGCTTAATCATGGATGGACTTTTGACGAAATTGTAGAAAACATAAAAAATCCCACAACATTAAACAAGAACAATAAAAGTGGTATAAAGGGAGTTTTATTTGACAATAATCATTCAAAATGGAGAGCTTATATTTCTGTAGGCGGAAAACGCGTAGAAGATCGAGTTTTTAAAACCAAAGAAGAAGCAGTGATGGCAAGGAAACAAATGGAATTAAAATATTGGGGATATACAAATATTGAGTAATTATGGGGTGGCTATTTATGAATAAAAAACATACTTATCCTGATTTTATTGAAAATTGTCATTATGGCGAAGCCGATGGAATATGTGGAGTAAATTGCAGGCATCATTTTTCGGTTTGGGTGGAAGGAATGCCGAATCCCTATGCGGAATTATCAGCGCAGGACAAAGCCGACAAAGGTAAACAGTACGAAAAAGAACAGCGGCAACGTACTTATGAGCGAAGAATCCGCAAAACGAAGCGTGAAGTTCTTGGAATGCAAGCGGCGGTTGATAACTGTAATGACGAACAGACAAGATTTGCACTTCAGCAAGACCTTGACCGGAAGTCTTATCTTTTACAGAAACAAAATGCTGCATACAAAGATTATTGCAAGCAGAATGACCTGAGGGAACTGCAAGACCGACTTATGATTGCTAAGTGGAACCGCCAGAACGCCGCAAAAGCCAGAGGAGCGGCAAAGAGATATAAGACAGCAAAGGGGATTGACTAATGGATAGATGGGAATATTACAATCCGAATCCTGCCGGGAATCGAGTCGGAGATTGTGCTGTCCGGGCAATATGTAAAGCAACCGGGTTCGACTGGGAAACAGTATTCGCCGGATTAATGATACAGGCATGTACTCTGTCAGATATGCCGAGCGCAAATTATGTCTGGGGAGCGTACCTCTATAAGCATGGATACAGGCGAAAACTGATTGAGCAGTCGGAGCGATATATTTATACAGTCAATGACTTTTGCGCAGATCATCCAACAGGCACATACATTCTCTGTATAGATGGTCATGTGGTGACAGTGCAGGATGGCAAATATTTCGATACATGGGATTCCGGAAATGAGATCCCGGTATATTACTGGGAAAAGGAGTAGCTAAATGAGCATATCAGAATTTGTACAGATTTTCCTTTCTATCTGCGGAGGGGTGTCTATTGTCGGAGGGGCGGCAGCCGTAATCTTTAAATGGATTACCCCGGCATTCCGACTTAATAAGCGAGTAGAGACACTGGAAGAACATGATAGACGAGATTATGAAAGTCTTCGGAGAATCGCAGAACGAGATTCATTAATTCTGGAAGTGTTGTCGACCATGCTGGATAGTCAGATTAGTGGGAATAATGTAGAAGAATTAAAAAAAACAAAACAGAAGCTTACAAATTATCTTGCGCAGAATCAACGTTAGCATTAATAAGGGGTATGCTCATGAAATTATATGTGTTCACAAAGAAAGATATAGACAGATTCTTGATAGAGTGTAATTTCACACCGGACGAAGAAAGATTGTTCCGACTGAGATGTAAAGAACATACGCTCGAATACTGCGCTGAGCAGATGAACGTGAGTATATCTACGGCAAAACGGTTAAGCCGCCGGGTGAACAATAAAATAATTAAAGTGTGCTGATACTTTTTGGATACTAATTAGAGCCAGAAACGACCTGTTTCCGGTTCTTTTTTTATGTAAAAATATAATCAGAAAGGTGGTGCATAAGATGGCATTATATAACAATCCTTATCAATATAGTTTTGGCGTTCCGGGGCAGATGAATCAGTTCCAGCAACAGCCTGTCCAGATGCCGGCTCAACCAGTACAACAGCCCCAGCAGAATAACAATGGTATCCTGTGGGTATCCGGTGAAGTTGGTGCAAAATCCTATCTGGTAGCACCCGGGACAAGTGTTTTGCTAATGGATTCAGAGAGTGAAAAGTTCTACATAAAATCCACAGATGTATCCGGTATGCCACAGCCACTGCGGACATTTGAATACCACGAGATAGGCTCTCAGATGCCGCCTAAACAGCCTGCTCAGAACATGGACAGTAAATATGTTACTCGACAGGAATACGATGATTTGAAAGGCAAATACGAAGCTATCATAAACCGATTAAATTCTTTTTCTGAACCTGTTAGGGCTAATACCGTACAGGAATCAGCAGTCAAGGGAGGAAACGCAGATGAGTAATCCATTATTCAATGCCCTCGGTGGTGGGATGTCGCAGGGAAACGGGCCAATGCAGATGGTACAGCAGTTTATGCAGTTTAAGCAGAATTTTAAAGGAGATCCGAAAGCAGAAGTTGAGAAGATGTTACAGTCTGGAAAGATTTCCCAGCAGCAACTTAATCAAGTTCAGCAGATGGCAGGACAGTTTCAGAATCTGCTGAAGAATATGAAATAGTACACTACAATCTGGCCAGATTGATGTAAATACACAATAAAGGAGATTATATTATGGATGGAAATTATAGCTTAGCAGATATTGCCGCTGCTACTGGAAACGGTAGAAATAATGACGGCATGTTTGGTGGAGATGGTAGCTGGTGGATTATTGTTTTATTCATTTTTGCTTTCTTCGGATGGGGAAACAACGGCTGGGGTAATAATGGCAACGGCGGCGGATATGCAGCCACAGCAGCTACCCAGGCGGACATTCAGAGAGGATTCGATAACTCCGCAGTAATCAGCAAGCTTGACGGAATCAATAGTGGCCTGTGTGATGGATTCTATGCCATGAATAACGGTATGCTTACCGGATTCAATGGAATCAACACCAACATCATGCAGACTGGCTTCGGAATCCAGCAGGCTATTAATGCCGATACTGTGGCTAATATGCAGAACACAAACGCATTGCAGGCACAGCTTGCGAACTGCTGTTGCGAAACCAGGGAAGCTATCCAGGGTGTAAATTACAATATGGCACAGAACACCTGTGCACTGCAGAACACTATGAACAGCAACACAAGAGATATTATCGACAGCCAGAACGCAGGAACAAGAGCCATTCTTGACTACCTTTGCAATGAAAAGATTTCTAACCTGCAGGCTGAGAACAATGATCTCAGACGTGCCGCTTCTCAGGATCGCCAGAGTGCATTGCTCACAACTGCAATGGCTTCTCAGACACAGCAGCTCATTAATGCGATTAATCCAGCACCGATTCCGGCATATCAGGTTCCTAACCCGAACACATATTACGGATGTGGATGCAACACTGGATGCAATTGCTGATAACTTCATATTGAGAGTATCTTTCGATTGATTTCGGATGTCGGCTTATGCCGTATTACACAGAGGGGCAGGCCGAGACCTGTCCTTTTGTGATATGAAAGGGGTAAAAATTATGGCAGAATTTACAAATGTAGCTGCTCAGACTGTAGCAGCAAATGGAAACGTAGTATTTTCAAACACAGCAGTTAAAGGTTCTAACTGCATTCAGCACAGAGAGGGAAGCGGAATCATCACTCTGAGAGGACTGACTAATCAGTGTAAAGCGAGATTCTTCGTGGATTTTTCTGGTAATATCGCAATTCCAACAGGTGGTACTGTCGGAGCTATCTCACTGGCTATTGCAATTTCTGGTGAGCCGGTTCTTTCTTCTCAGATGATCTCTACACCGGCAGCAGTAGACCAGTATAACAATGTGTCCTCTGGTATCTATATTGATGTACCTCGTGGATGTTGCGTTAATATCGCAGTAGAGAACACAAGCGATCAGGCTATTTCTGTTGCGAACGCAAACATTGTCGTGACTAGAGAAGCGTAGGAGGTGTAATTATGAGAGACGTTAAAGACTTATGTGCAAGAATCGAAGATGAACTTTCCAAAATCGCTGACAGTGGACTGACCACTGGAAATCTGGAAATGACATACAAACTGATTGATATGTATAAAGATATCAAGAATACGTATTACTGGGACAAGAAAGTGGAATATTACAACACTGTCCTTGATGAGATGCGTAGCGGCTACAATGACGATTACAGCGAACGCGGAAGAAAGCGTGATAGCATGGGGAGATACAGCGCAAATGATGGCAGAATGATGCCGGATTACGACCGGGGCAGTTCTTATGCCAGACGTGGCGAGCATTATGTTAGAGGGCATTACAGCCGCTCTGATGGGCGAGATGCTTATGACGACTATATGACACAGAAGCAGAGCTATCGCTCCGGCAAGTCTGAAGACTGCAAAAGAAAGATGCTTGCCGCTCTGGAAGAGCATCTGGACGAACTCACAACAGAAATGAGCGATATGTCCAAGGATGCAGAGTGCCGGGAGGAACGTGATCTTGTCAAGAGATACGTGGAAAAACTCCGTGATATGCTCTAAAAACGCAAAAGTGGTAGAGAGGTAATTAAAAGAAATCTGTTATAATGTAATTGTGCAGCAGGAAGCACAAGTAAAACGGTTGTTTTGACATTTTCGTTTTAATCCTCCTTTCTTTAATTTTTGTATCTGGTGCGCACGCTTTAATGGAAAGTTAAACAGGTTCGAATCCTGTCGTGCGTATTTGTCATCTGGCACGCAAGATGGCGCACCTCCTTGATTAAGGTTTTTGTTATTCATACTTTTCTTTTTAAAAAAAAGAAATAAATATCCGAAACAACTCGTGGCAAGCATGACACGTTAAACACCTTGCTAACCCGGGAATCCGGGTTGATGGAATGTAGCTCAGTGGTAGAGCAGTAGCCTTACAAGCTATGTGCCGTAGGTTCGATTCCTGCCTTTCCGATTACCTTGCCAGTGGTCTAACTGGCTTAATCCATTTACCTGCGGCGGCAGGTCAATAAACACGACCAGGAGGATGTTATGCAGAAACTTATTGACACATTAAAATCATTTGGAATTGAAATCCCTGAGGATAAGCAGGCAGATATTAAGAAAGCACTTTCTGAGAATTACAAGAATGCAAAAGAAGTAGCGAAAACCCTGACAAAAGTCGAGGGTGAACGTGACGACTGGAAAGAACGTGCTGAAACAGCAGAAGAAACTTTAAAAGGATTTGACGGTATCGACCCGGCGAATATTCAGACAGAGCTTGCTGGATGGAAGAAAAAAGCCGAGGATGCAGAGAAAGAATTCAATGCAAAAATCTACGACCGTGATTTCTCAGATGCACTCAAAGCGGCACTCGACGATGTTAAGTTTTCCAGTGAAGCTGCAAAGAAGTCTGTTATGGCAGACATTAAAGAAGCCGGATTAAAACTGAAAGACGGTAAAATTCTCGGATTAAATGACCTGATCGAACAGATGAAGCAGTCTGACGCATCCGCTTTTGTGGATGAATCTCAGCAGCAGGCTCAGCAGAATCAGGCAAGATTTACAACGCATGTTGGACAGCAGTGGACACCGGGAAGCATGACAAAGAAAGATATCGAAGCAATCAAAGACCCGTCCGAAAGACAGGCCGCAATTGCTCAGAACATCCAGTTATTCCAGTGATTTTTACACCGACTATACATCAGAGTATAGCCGCTAACCCAATACCTTAACAATTATGGGTAGAAAGGATTTTTTATATGGCAGCAAAAGCTAATCTTATTATGACAAATGATATTCAGGTAAAAGCACGTGAGATTGATTTTGTTACCAGATTCGAAAGAAACTGGGAACACTTACGTGAAATACTTGGTATCATGCGTCCAATCAAAAAGACGCCCGGAGCGGTTCTTAAATCAAAATATGCAGAGGGTACATTACAGAACGGAAATGTTGGTGAAGGTGAGGAAATCCCTTACAGCAAATTCGTTGTAAAAGAAAAACCCTATGCAGAAATGACTATCGAGAAATACGCAAAGGCTGTATCTATCGAAGCAATCAAAGATCACGGTTACGAGAACGCTGTTCAGATGACCGATGATGAATTCCTCTTCCAGCTTCAGACTAATGTTACTGAAAGATTTTACAACTATCTGAAAACAGGTACTCTCTCATTCACGGAAACCACTTTCCAGATGGCTCTGGCAATGGCTAAAGGTCGTGTAGAAAACAAATTCAAACAAATGCATAGAAATGTAACTGGCGTTGTTGGGTTTGTAAATATTCTGGACGTGTACGAGTATATCGGAGCAGCTGGGATTTCTATTCAGAACCAGTTCGGCTTCCAGTATGTGAAAGACTTCCTGGGATTCAATACGATTTTCTTACTGTCTGACAGTGAAATTCCGAGAGGAACAGTAATCGCTACACCTGCTGAAAATATCGTTCTGTACTATGTTGACCCGAACGAATCTGATTTCGCAAAAGCGGGTCTTGTATATACTGTATCCGGTGAAACAAATCTGATCGGATTCCATACACAGGGCAATTACCACACAGCAGTGTCTGAATCATTCGCAATCATGGGGCTTACCCTCTTTGCAGAATATATTGACGCTGTTGCTGTCGGAACTATCGACACAACTCAGACACTGGGAACCCTCACTGTAAACTCCGCAGCAGGAAGTAAGAGTGGAGATACAAAAGTAACCATTACTCCGGCAAAAGCAAACGCAGGGAATGCATATAAATACAAAGTTGCATCTTCTGAGACTGCCGTAGACTACGGACAGAATGTGAAGAACTGGAGCGCATGGGATGGCGAATCCGATATTACAGCAGCAACAGGGCAGGTTATCACGGTGGTTGAGTGTGACAGCACCTACAAGGCACTTAGTGCCGGACATGCGACTGTAACAGCAAAATGATGATCTCAGGAGGTAACTGGCATGGCTTATGCAGATTATAAATTCTATACAGAATCATTCGGCAATGTCGTGCCAGAAGCTGACTTTCCACGGCTGGCAGAAAGAGCCAGTGATTTTGTAGACACAATGACGTTTGACAGGCTGGTGGACGGGCTGCCGACGAACGAATGCTCACAGAAGCGCATCAAAAAGGCAGTCTGTTCATTGACTGAATTAATGTATCAGATTGAACTTGCTGAAAAGAATGCAATCAATCAGGCATCGACAAATGTAACCGACATAAATGTCGGGAACATCTCAACAGACATTGTAACATCTGTATCATCCGGCAGCGAATCCATCTCTTACGCAACACCTCAGCAGATCGGAGCAAGTGCAAAGGAATGGAGCGCAGTGTATGCCGCCGCCGGAGATGTACAGAAAACGAACGATTTGCTCCTTAAAACAGCTTTACCGCTGTTGATGGGAGTAAGGACGGATGATGGAATACCAGTATTGTATGCAGGAGTGTGATTAATATGAAAAAGTTATTTATCTCTCAGCCAATGAGAGGAAAGACAGATGAGGAAATTCTCGCGGTAAGAGAAAAGGCAATCAAAAGTGCAGAAAGACAGGTTGGTGAACCGGTAGAAGTTATTGATTCATTCTTCCAGTCGGCACCAGTAGATGCAAAGCCGCTCTGGTATCTAGGCGAATCTCTTAAACTTCTGGCAGAAGCTGACGTGGCATATTTCGCCAAAGGATGGGACGAAGCCAGAGGATGCAAGATTGAGAACACCTGTGCCATTGAATATGGCATTGAGACCATTATTGAGGACTACAGAAAGGACTAAGCTATGGATATTTCAACATTAGGCTCATGCGTAGCAATCGTGATGATCTGCTACATTGTGGGTATGGGATGCAAAGCATCAAAAAGAATCTCTGACGAATGGATTCCGGTAATCATGGCGGTTATTGGTGGAATTCTCGGAGCAGTCGGAATGGGAGTTATCCCGGATTTCCCGGCAACGGATTATATCACAGCAGTTGCAGTCGGTATGTTTAACGGATTGTCGGCAACCGGCGTGAATCAGGTTATCAAGCAGACAGTGCAGAAAGAGTGATTTTATGGGTGGACGTGGTGGAAGTAGTGGGTTAAGTAACGAGAAGCCGGTTTCTAAGCTTATTGCGAAGGTGTACTTTAATTCTTCAAAGAAAAGCGATGCTTTAAGGGGAAACGGAACTGTTAAAAAAGACAGTAAACTCGAGAAGGTCATTAATTCAGAAAACACTAGCTACTTTAAGTCAATCAAGACAAAGAGCGAAGCAGTGAAGACAATGAATTATATAAATGACAGATTAAGTGAGAGTAAAAGGAAAATCGCAAAACTTGGAAGTGCAGAGGCGTTATTTAAAAATCAAAGGCTTGCTATAGAGCATCGAAAATTAGTCAATGCCAGTACAGCCATGAGAGATGAAATGCACAAATTTTCAAAGGCATCTGAAAAAGGCGATACAAGTGCTTTGCACGATACAAGCCGTACTACCACCACTTATGACAGAGCCAGAAAGCGCAGAATGAAAAACTTTGATTCATGGTTCTTTGGAAGCGGAAAGAAGTAATCTATGGCAAACCGAGAGACAAGTATAGCTTACGAAAATCTGAACCGCCGCATCTTCCCTGGTGTCGGCGAATACGGTATACCACGGATAAAATCGGAATTATTCGAGGGCAATTGCGAATTTGTCGGATTCAATTACGCCAGAGGAAAATGCAGTAATCCAGAAGAGAAAGCTGTTCATTTCTTCTTAGATGATTACCAATTCGATGCGCTATGGAGAAATCCAGACAGGTACGTGGACAAGCTGAGCAAATTCCGGTACATTCTAACACCAGATTTTAGCACCTACACCGATTTTCCTAAAGTCATCCAGATATACAACCATTATCGCAAGCACTGGATAGGTGCATATCTCCAAGAATATGGTTGCCGTGTGATTCCAACAATCTCATGGAGCACACCGGATTCTTACGATTGGTGTTTCGATGGGGAGCCAAAGGGTGGAACAGTTGCAGTATCTTCTGTTGGTTGTATGAATGGAAAGAAAAAGAAAGAACTGTTTCTTTCTGGTTACGATGCCATGATTGAGAAGTTGCACCCAGAAAGCATTATCTTTTACGGGAAAATGCCGGAAGAGTGCAAAGGCAATATTGTCCGAATAAAATCATTCTCTGATAGATTTTCAAAAGCAATATGTGAAGGATAGGAGGGTATCATGTATTCATCTAAAATTACACTTTTCAACTATTACGAAAGTGCCACGACAGGAGATGCGTACTGGTATCCTCATGTTTTATCCGGCGTTGACCTCATTACTGACAAGGGAGCAATCCTTAAAAAGTACGGACCAGACGCAACTGACAACGCACAGTTACACGTTCGATATACCGTCCAGAACGGCGATATAACCATTACTGATAAAGACGGCAAGATTCTTCCATGGGTGCCAGTTAAAGAGTGGAAAAGGCAGATTAACAACGCTCTGGAAGATACTATCACATTTTCGGACGAATCGTTTTTCTGGGAGGGTGAGTGGACTGGCAGAACGGTATCTGATGGTGATTATCGGAACGGATTCTATCAGTACATGAATGAGAACAGGGATAACGTGTTTAAGATTACCAGTGTAGGCGGCCCATATACACTGATTCCACATTTTGAGATTCTGGGTAAGTAATATGAGTAAAATTCATCATTTTAAAGGGTTCTCTATAGTCGATGGAGATATGAAAATAAAGCTAAATATGGACAGGTTCTCCAGACAGTATCAAGAAGCCCAGTATCTCCTTGATGGGATGGTTATGGACAGTATGGTTCCATTTATGCCGATGATTACAGGAGACTTCATTAATCGAACAAGAGTTGAGAGTACATCCCTGCAAGGAACTGGATTTGTGTGTGCTGCGGCTGCTCCTTATGGACGCTTTTTGTATGAGGGAAAAGGAATGGTTGATGAAGCAACTGGAAGTCCCTACGCAAGACGTGGAGCAAAGAAAGTCCTTGTCAGCCAATTCTCTGGTCGGACAGCCGCAAAAGAGAATCTCGAATACACCAAACAAGCTCACCCACAGGCGCAGGCAAAGTGGTTTGATACTGCTAAACGACAATACGGTAGCACATGGATTCGTAAAGTAAAAGCACAGGCAGGAGGTGGCAGACATGGCGGATAAACCTATCGGAAAAGATGCAACTGGATATGAGATTCTGACAGATGCCATGAAAGCACTTTTGAACCAGTATCCAGGGCTATACGAAAATGAAACAATCAAATTTGAGGAACTCGGTAAAGAATCAGGTATTGCATTCTCAGCAGACAACGGGGCACTGATTTATTCAGAAAAAGAGGACGTTTGTGGAACAATGCACCAGGTATGCCAGTATCCATTTTATGTGGTGTACCGCACAGCATCCGACAAAGAACGGCAGAAGCTATCTGTTCAGAAATTTTTGGATAATCTTGGTAAATGGATATGTCGAGAACCAGTTGTTATAAATGGTACTGAGACACGTTTAAATGCGTTTCCAGAACTTTCGCAGGGGCGAGTGATAAAACGTATCGCCCGTGGCAACTCCTATGGTTTAGAACCGCAGGAGAGCGGCGTACAGGACTGGTTGTTACCATTGTCGGTGCGCTACGAAAATACTTACGAAGCAATATAACAAGTAACAACCGGCTATCAATTGGAGATAGTCGCTAACCTACACAGCCTTTTAAAGTTATAGGCAGAAAGGACATTTCTATGCCAGTTACAGGAAAAATTGACCGTAAATATATGGCTCATTATATCGACGCAGGCTCCCTCTGCGGAGGACTGACGCCGAAATATGAGCGTCTTGGAAAAGACTTGGAAGAGTACAATGTAGAACTCAATTCAGACACTGAAACATCTAAAAACATTCTTGGAGAATCCACATTTAAACATAACGGCTACGAAGTTTCTTCTGACGCTGATCCATTCTATGCAGACACTACTTCTGATCTGTTCACAGCATTGCAGAAGATCGTAGACAACAGATACAAAGACGATAATCTCAAAACAAAAGCAGTTGAGGTCCATCTCTGGACGGAAGCTACAGCAGGCAAGTATGAAGCATATCAGCAGGATTGCTACGTTGTGCCGACAAGCTACGGTGGTGATACATCCGGCTATCAGATTCCGTTTACCGTGAACTATGTTGGCGAACGTGTAAAAGGAAAATTTGACATCAGTTCCGGTACATTCACGGCTGACAGCAAATAAGCACATATACAAGGAGGGCACGCCAAATGGCAAAAGTAATTAATACAAAAATTGATGATGGAATTCTCATTTTCACATTCACAAATAACGAAGACGAAGTTTTTTCTTCTTTCAAACTGAACCCGACTGATATCAATGTAGCAGCACGTGCAGAGGAACTGACGGAATACTTTGAGCAGCTTAAAGATTCTATTCAGAAAGTCACTTCTGGTAAAGAAATGGCTGAATTCAATAAACAGATCGAAGACAAAATCAATTACCTGCTCGGATATGAAGCATCAAAAGACCTGTTTAAGGAGTCGATCACGGCAACTACCGTGTTCGGAAATGGTCAGGTATTTGCTTATATCGTTCTGGATAAGATCGCAGAAGCAATCGCACCGGAAATTGAAAAGAGAAAGAAAAAAATGCAGGAAGCGGTCAATAAGTACGTGGAGAAATATACAAAATGACCGCCTATGAGTTGCCCACCTCACTAAATATCAGTGGGGTGGATTTTTCTATCAGGACAGATTTTCGGGCGATTATTGATATTCTGGTCGCTATGAATGACCCGGAACTGGACGAACAAGCGAAAGCAGTTGTTATGTTGCAGATTCTGTTTGAGGACTGGCAAAGTATACCCCCGGAACATCTTACGGAAGCTTGTCAGAAAGCTTGCGAGTTTATTGACTGCGGTCAAGTTGATGATAGCCCGAATAAACCCAAATCCCGCTTGATGGACTGGGAACAGGATGGAAATATGATTATTCCGGCAGTAAACAAGGCTACCGGTAAAGAAATCAGAGCAGTGCCTTATATGCACTGGTGGACGTTTTTCGGATATTTCATGGAATCTGGTGAATGCCTTTTTAATACCGTAGTTGGAATCCGGTCAAAAAAAGCAAAGGGCGAAAAACTTGATAAATGGGAAAAGAAATTCTATCAGGAAAACAAGAATATTATTGACATAAAAACACGTCTCAGCGACGAGGAGCAGGCTTATAAAGATAAGCTGAATGAGATGTTGAACCTCAAATAGTTAGGAGGTGGACACATGGCTGCTGATGGCTCAGTCATTATTGATACTAGGATGGACACATCAGGTGTACAAAACGGCGTATCAGCAATTAGGCAGTCTTTTAACGGACTTGGCAGCGTAGTAAAAAAAATAGGTGTACTGATTGGCGGAGCATTTGCGATTGGAAAACTGACGCAGTTCGGTAAGGAATGCGTAGAACTCGGCTCTAACCTTGCCGAAGTGCAGAACGTGGTCGATGTTACATTCACAACCATGTCGGACAAGGTAAACGAATTTGCAAAGAATGCTATGACCTCTGCCGGACTGTCAGAAACAATGGCAAAACAGTATGTCGGAACGTTCGGAGCAATGTCTAAGTCGTTCGGTTTCTCCGAAGCACAGGCTTACGACATGTCAACAGCTCTGACGCAGCTGACTGGTGACGTAGCATCATTCTATAACATTAGTCAAGACTTGGCTTATATCAAGCTGAAATCAGTGTTTACGGGAGAAACGGAAACGCTCAAGGACCTCGGTGTGGTAATGACCCAGTCGGCACTTGACCAGTATGCACTTGCAAATGGCTATGGTAAAACCACATCCGCCATGACTGAACAGGAGAAAGTTGCTCTCCGCTTGGCTTTTGTACAGAAACAGTTGTCTGCCGCATCTGGTGACTTTATCCGAACATCTGGCAGCTGGGCAAACCAGGTACGAGTGATGCAGTTACAGCTGCAATCTCTCAAAGCAACAGTCGGACAGGGATTAATCAATCTCTTCACTCCTGTTTTGAGAGTTATTAATATTTTGCTGGGCAAACTGGCAACTCTGGCAAATGCTTTCAAGTCATTTACGGAATTAATCACCGGGAAGAAATCATCTGGCCAGACAGGCGCAAGTGGTGCAGGTCTTGTCGGAACAGATGCAATAGCTGATACGGCAGACCAATATGGAAATGCTGCCGACAATACCGAAAAGCTGGCAGATGCAACAAATGATACAGCGGACGCAACCAAGAAAGCTACTAAGGCGGCAAAAGGATATCTTAGTCCTCTCGACGAAATAAATAATTACTCAACGGATAAAAGTGCGGATTCATCGTCAAAAGTACCGGGCACAACTGGCGGACTTGCAGATCAGATGAAAGATGCTGTACAAAATGTTGATTACGGAAAAGTGGCGGAGGGCGAGACAGTTCTTGATAAGATGTCAAAACCGCTAAAAAAGATAATTGACAGGTTTAAACAGTTGGCTAAGTTAGTCGCAAAGGGATTCTGGGATGGGTTAGGAGACTACGAGCCGATTTTTGACGGAATAAAAAAGGATCTTGATTCCATATGGAAATCTTTAAAGGATATCTTTACTGATTCAGAAGTTACTAAAGCAGCAAATAATTTTCTTGACTCATTTGCATATGCAATTGGACAAGTTGCTGGCTCATTTGCCAGAATCGGATTAACAATTGCGCAAAACATTATAGGCGGAATCGAAAAGTTTTTAAAGCAGAACACGCAAAGAATAAAGAACTATCTGATAGATATGTTCAATATCGGCTCTGAAATTTCGCAAATCGCAGGGAATCTTGCAGTCGCCTTCGCGGATGTTTTCTCAGTTTTTGGTGGAGAAACCGCACAGCAGATTACTGCGGATTTAATCGGAGTCTTTGCTGAAATCGGAATGGTTCTTACAGAAACGGCTGCAAAACTTGGCAGAGATATCCTTAACATGATTGCGCAGCCTTTTATCGACAACAAGGACATTTTAAAGTCCGCAATCGAGGGTAGCCTCGGAGTAATAGAAACTGTAACAAGTGGGGTCTTAACAGTTGTTCAAAACCTTAGTGACGCAATATCGAGGTTATACGATGAACACGTAAAGCCGTTCTTTGATTCTATAGCGAATGGATTATCAAGCATATTTGAGACTCTGATAACTGGATACAACACCTATGTTCTTCCAGTTTTGCAAGGACTGGCAGAACAGTTCAAAGGGCTATTAGAGGGACCATTAGGGGATGCGATTTTAAAGATAGAAACATTCCTCGGAAAACTCATTGATTCTCTGAAACTTCTGTGGGAGTCGGTATTAGTGCCTTTGATTAACTGGATAATCGCGAATTTGCTTCCGGTCGTGGCAGAAATAATTAACGTTGTAGGCACCGTAGCAATAAAAGTTATGAAATCATTAATTAAAATAATTGGTGATGTAGCAGATACACTGAGCGGAATCATTGATTTTCTTGTCGGCGTTTTCACAGGAGACTGGGAACTGGCTTGGCAGGGAATAAAAGAGATTGCGGATGGAGCATGGAGTTTTATCAAAGATGTTGTGTCAGGTGCGTGGGAGATAATTAAAACCGTAACAAAAGGCGCGTTGAGTATAATAAAGAGCATCATCAGTACTGCTTGGAATGCGATTAAAGCATTGACTTCAACAATCTGGAACGCAATCAAAAAGACACTTTCTGGCCTTTGGAGCTCTCTTAAATCCACAGCCAGCACAGTATTTAATGCAATTAAAACAAAAGTTGCGAGCGCATGGGATAGCGTAAAGAATAAAACATCCCAAGTATGGGAAAATGTAACTACATTTGTTTCTAATAAAGTAGAAGCGATAAAAAATGCTATCATCAATAAGTTTAATGCCGCCAGAGATGCAGTCAGATCTGCATTTGAAGGCATTGTGGATTTTATTAAAGCTCCGATTAATCAGGCAATCAGCATTGTTAATAATGCAGTTGGGATGATTAATAATGCAATTGGTGGAATTGAATCTGCATTTTCCTTTGGACCCTGGACTGTTCCAACACCGTTTGGTTCAAAGACTATTGGATTTCATGCGACATTTCCACGTATCGGAACTATCCCATATCTGGCCAGTGGCGCAGTTATTCCGCCAAGGTCAGAATTCCTTGCGGTATTAGGTGACCAGAAGAAAGGAAATAACCTGGAAGCACCGGAAAGCCTATTACGGCAGATCGTCCGGGAAGAGTCAGGAAAAGGGCAGGGAGATGGAAATACCTACAATGTTACAGTTAATGCATCTGGCAGAAAACTGTTAGATATTATTATCAGTGAAGCTGAAATGAGAAGAAACCGGAATGGGAAGAACCCATTTGAGTTAGCGTAAGGAGAAGAATATGCCGCAGGAACAATTTAAAATAGACAACGTTGTTATAAGAGCACCGGATAGTTACAAACCGGTGTTCGCAACCACTTCTACGGAAGACTCTAAAAGAAGTCAGGATTTGATTATGCACAATACACCAATGGGAACAATTGGTGGGTATGACATGCAATGGGGCGAGCTTACATGGGCTGAAATAGCAACCATACTAAATACTGTACTTAACAAAAGTCAATTCACATTCCACCATAAAGACCCAACTATTCCGGGAAGATGGATAGACAGAACATTCTACGCATCAAATTTTAATATGGCTGCGCAAACTCTGAAAGATGGGGAAGAAAAGTGGACAGATTTGTCTATTAATGTAAGGAGGGTTGAGCCGATTTGATAAATGTATCTACTCAGTTGAAGAAAGAATCTCTTACAAACAGAAATTATTACGTGACAGCAAATGTTACATTGTCAAATGGTACAACTCTTAAGCTAGGCAAAAAAGACTTTTATCTGTCTGGAAATAGTCTCGTAGATTCAGCAGACTCTGGGGACTTCCCGGTGGGTGTAGCAATAGAAAAAACGGCAAGTTTATCATTGGTAAATGATGACGGGCGCTTTGACGGATATAATTTTAACGCCGCAAGGTTTGTTATCTTTCTCAATGTGCAGTTATCCGACAGGATAGAAGCTATAAAGAGAGGTACTTACATTGTGTCGAAAAAGCCTGCAACGGCGAGTGAAATAAGTCTTTCTCTCTTAGATAAAATGCACAATGCTGATAAGACATATGATTCTAACCTGTCTTTTCCTTGTACAGTCAAGGAACTGCTCTCAGAATGCTGCCAGCAATGTGGAATCACTCTTGGAGATGCAATGTTTCCAAATGCGGACTTTCAGATTCGGAAAGCGCCATCTAATGCGACATACCGTACAGTAATCGGAATGTGTGCCGGGATAGCCGGTGGAAATGCAAGAATCGACGAAAATGACTTACTCAGGATTATTACGTTTGATAAGACATTTACCAATACGACTATTTACGATGGTGGAGCAGTAAAGAACTGGACAAATGGTGATGATCTGGATGGCGGCACGCTTAATCCATGGACAATGGGGACTGTGATTGATGGTGGTACGTTAAGCAATAACGATTATCACGCGTTATTTTCAATTCAGAATCTACAATATGACGTAGACGATGTTATTGTAACAGGTGTCAAATATGTAGAAGATGAGACCGAATATATGTCAGGTCAGGACGGCTATGTGATTACTATTGACAATCAGCTATTGTCGGGCAATGCACAGGCAGGAGTCGAAGCTATTGGAAATCAATTAATCGGTTTGCGAATGCGTCCTTTCTCATGCGACGGAATTGCCAACGGATACGCCACTTTTGGCGATCCAGTTGAATTTATTGATACAAAGAATCGTGTCTTTAGATCGTTTGTGACAGATATAGAGTTCGTGTTCGGCGGTTCAACATCATGGAGTTGTAGCGCAAAGAGTGCTGAAGAAGATGCAAGCGAGTTTATTGGTGATCAGCAAACAGCGGTAGAGCAGTCAAAAAAAGATATAGAAAAGAAACTATCTGCCTATGACGTAAAGCTCAAACAAATGAACGAGCTTGCAGCAAACACGCTAGGTTTCTTCTATACAGAGGAAATACAAGAAGATGATTCCGTAATTACGTACCGGCATGATAAACCTACACTTGCTGATTCTAAAGTAATTTATAAGACAGGTGTCGATGGATTCTTTTTGTCAGTAGATGGGGGTCAGACATGGAAAGCCGGCTTTGATAGTAATGGAGATGCCGTTCTGAATATTCTCTATGCCATCGGTATTCAATCAGAATGGATTAATACAAGAGGCTTCACAGCGAAAGATAATAACGGGAATACGACATTAAGAATAGATGCCGACACAGGTGCTGTCACATTAGAAGTTGAAAACTTTACCCTGAAAAGCAGAACTATTGAACAAATTGCCAAGGATGTTGTGGATGGGACAGTTCAAAGCAATGTGACTATCCCGAACTATTATGGCACGTATGTGCCAACATTGCAGAATTATCCAGCATCTGAGTGGAAAAGCGAAGAATATAAAAAGCATGACGGCTCGATATTCATGAACTTCTCTACAAGCCAGGTATATATGTTTTCTGGGACTGATGGTACTTGGCAGGAACTGGATGCTAAAAAAATTGTCAATTTCGAAAGAGTTTTTAATGCTCTGACAGACAATGGCAAACAAGAGGGAATTTATATGCAGAACGGACATCTGTATATAAACGCTTCTTATATTAAATCAGGTCAGATTTCAGCTGATTTGATTAATCTGAAGAACATCAACGTTACAAACAGTTCTGGAGTATCAACATTTGCGATTGATAACTACGGAAATGTTACGCTCAGACCTAATACATTCGTGTTAGCAAACGGCGACACAATATATAGTGTTGCTGAAAATAAAGCTTCGACAGCATTATCGAATGCGAATCGCTATACAGACAATGCACTTAGCAACCTCGACATAGGAAAAATGTCTAAACAAGAGATTATTAATGTGCTAAGCGATAACAGCAGCAATAAAGGTCTGTATCTATCAAATGGCAATGTGTACATGAATGCCGATTATATTAACACAGGTGAATTAGCAGGATGGAAAGTTGGCTACCAGAAGCTTTCGGCAAGTGGCACGTATGGACAAGTAGTGTTAGACGCTTCGGGTGGAGAAATCTATTCAGAGACGAATACAGGAGTATATGTGCCGGGGTACGGCACGTTGTATGGAACACGAATTAGAGGAATCAATCTTTATACAGGAACCGTGCACGCAAATTCGATCTCGGTTAATACCAGTGTTTCGGCGGACAGCGTTTCGACATCAAAAAAAGTTAAAGCAGGCACACATGTAGAAGCCAGTGGTCATTTCTATAGCGTCGGAACAGGAACGGACCTTGCAGATGCTTCTATCAGAGGAAAGTTGAAAGTAAGTGGGACAAAATCAAGATCAGTTTCGACGATAGACTATGATGAACAGCTCTTTTACTGCTATGAAATGCCAACCCCATTTTTTGGAGATATCGGCGAATCTGTAATATCGGATGACGGGACTTGCATGATTGACATAGATGATATCTTTCAGGAATCTGCAAATGTCGGCATTAAATATTATGTGTTCTTGCAAAGAGAAGGAGAGGGCAACTGCTGGATAGCTGAGAAAGAGCAAAATTATTTTATCGTAAAAGGAACTCCGGGACTTAAATTTTCGTTCGAAATCAAAGCAAGACAAGCTGAATATGAGCATATGCGATTTACCGATCCGGGAGATACGGCTTATACAGACGCAAGAGATATAGAAATCCCGGAACCAAATTATGAGTCAGAAGAAGCAGAGGTCTCGGAACCAGATTATGAATCAGAGCTTATTAACGACAGATTAAACATTATCAATCAAATGGAGGTAATATCATGAAAAAAATTTTAACAAGTTTTATGAATCTTAGTACTGGAGAGGGAAGCCGCATTGCTTACACCTATTCAGAAGTAGACGAAAACACAGGAAGTATCATCAGCCAGAACAATAAAGGCAATTTCCTTGTAATGGATGACGATGTACAGAAAAATCTTGATTCTGTAAAGGATTACATAAGGAATAATTTCCTTTCATAAGGAGGTAAGTCTAATATGGCCAATACATATACAATACAATTCCGGCGCGGTATGTACGCTGATTTTGATACATCGAAAATTCGTCCTGGAGAGCCCGTTGCGATTCTTGGCAATGACCCGTCCGTTCCATCTGGTAAAGCCTTATACATTGCATTTGCGGCTAATGATGTAAGGCGGTTGTGTTCCATCGAAGATATTTCAGAGATGGTCAATGCCGGAGAATTTGTTGGTCCGCAAGGCCCAAGAGGTGAAAAAGGAGATAAAGGCGATCCGGGAGAAAAGGGTGCAGACGGCACCGTAGCATTTGAATCGCTGACACCTGAGCAGAAAGAATCACTAAGAGGAATATCTATTAAGTCAGCTTCTGTTGACACAGATGGAAATCTGACAATAACGTTTTCAGATGGAGACAGTGAAGACATTGGTAATATTATGGGACCGCAGGGAATTCCGGGACCCAAAGGTGATAAGGGCGATGTTGGGCCGCAGGGACTCAAGGGTGATAAGGGCGATGTTGGGCCAAAAGGCGACAATATGAGTGATGAACAGGCGCAGCAGATTGAGCAGAACAAGACAGACATTGCTTCGCTAAAGGAAGATTTATCCACCAAAATCACCAAATTCTACGCAAGTTCACAAGGTGAAACTCATCTTGCTGATTCTGACAATGGCAAAATCACGGATACGGTGCTATATGGACGGAGCGAGCAGAAACAGTATTCAGGGAAGAATTTGCTGAATCCTACGTTGCAGACTACTATAAAGAATGGTGTTACTTGTACTGCAAATGGAGATGGAACGTATACGTTGAATGGAACCACTACAACGACAACAGTATTTGATATTGCACAGGATGTGTCTTATAGCTCATTTAGACTTGCAGGGTGTCCAGTTGGGGGAGCTCATGATGCGTCTTACGAATTACAAGCAAGAACTGATAATTTGATTTATGGATATGATACAGGTGATGGTAAAAATATAAAAGCTAATGAAAATTTTTTCATAAGAATTAGAATAAATACTGGAATTAATTGTAACAACCTCCTTTTCAAACCAATGATTGTAGACGCTTCCTTATACCCAGATGCCACCTACGATGATTTCGAACCCTACACCGGTGGCATTCCAAGCCCAAACCCTGATTATCCGCAGGAGATTAAGAGCGTGGTGAATCCAACAGTGAAGGTGTGTGGGAAGAATTTATTGAATTATGACGCATGGTCACAAATAGATTGTGCAAATGGAAAAGCTGTTTATGAGAATAATGGAGTAACAATTACTGCTCTCAGGAATGATGCTTTTACAAATTATGATATGTCAAAATTTCCGACTACAGCACGAATCCCTGTAAACGTGGGAGAAACCATTACGATATCATGGGACGAACCTCTCAATAAAGAAGGAAGAGTGTATGTTTTTGGAAATGCGTCTACAAGTAACATGACATATGTTAATAATTCAAGTTCAAAGCAATTAAAATACACTATTCCAAGCGGCGTCACATTCATTACATTTCGATTTGGTGTGGGAAACGCAGGAGATACTATTAGTTATAGGAATATCCAAATCGAACTTGGTTCTACCCCCACCGCCTATGAACCCTACCACGAACAGACCGTCACCCTCCCATACACATTAAACGCAATCCCTGTAAGTTCAGGCGGCAACGTCACAATCAATGGTCAGCAGTATGTGAGTGACTATGTGGATGTGGAACGTGGGAAATTAGTGAGGATGGTTGGAGAATGTGTTATCTCTGACATGAATCAAATTACGAGAATTACTACTAATACATTTTTTGTTTATGGAATGGATGATGTATTTGTAATAAGTGATAACAGCGATGATATAGCAAGACTGCAAACTACTAAATATCAAGGCGTAGCTTTAGTAGATAGGACAGATAACAAATATATTTATAGATGTTGGCTATCAACGCATGATAATCTCAAACCAATCGCATTTCATTCTAATACAGACGATTTGAGTGCGTTTAAAAATGAAGTGTATGGAACAAGAATTATATACCAATTAGCCAATCCAACAGAAATCGACCTCACACCCGAAGAAATTGCCGCATTCAAATCACTTGCAACCTATTATCCAGTCACAAATATATTTATCAATTCCGAACAGCTTGACGGATATACAGTATTCAATTATCCGGTTTCAATGGAGAACGGTTGGAACTATGTAAAACAGCAGATTGGTGATACGAGAAATTATATCTATGATATGGATGCACGTGCTCAGGATACTGATTTACAGGCGGCAGAAGCCTATGTCAACAGCGAATATGCAGTAGCATTAACAGAATTGGAGGTATGATTATGTTATATAGAACATTACTGAAACTTAAAGAGAAAAACGGTCTGACAGACGATTTAAAGAATAAGATCGATATTTTCTTTGCGACTGGTAGGATTACTGAGGAACAGTACAATGAGCTGATGGCTATTAATAAGGAAGAAGAACTGAAAGCGGAAAACTAATTAACTAAAGAGGGCTTTAGTTAACCAGAACCTTTTATGAAATTTACAAATACCTATCCAAATAAAAATAGTCTAATTGTGTCAGTATAAAATATATAGGAGATTTACGCATGACAAACGAACAGAAAACAGTTCTCAGGAAGATTATTTACGCAGTCGAAACCGGCGGACAGGTCTATGGACAGCAGGATTATTCGGACTTCACGGAAGCCTATGAGAATAATTCAGATGAACACGCAATCACGATTGGAGCAGGAGCGTGGTACGGAGCCGAAGCTAAAACGCTTCTAGAACGAATTTACGATGCTAACCCGGAACAGTGGGAGAAGATAGACAAGGTCAGACTTCTGGAGCAAGTTCAGACCGCAAATTGGGAATGTTTTAATATTTCCAGATTATCACAGCTTGCTGATACCATAATTGCCCTTATTTCGTCCGAAATCGGTATTAAATGTCAAGATAGCCTTATGGATGAACAATTAGCCACCTACGCAGACGAAGCCCTTAAACAGGGCGTTACGGATACTAGAGCGCAAGCCATGTGCGTAAACTTTAGGCACCAAGGCGGACAAGGGGCAGCAACCCGGATTCTGGCAAAGACTCAGAAACCATATACGCTCGACAACCTCTACGCAGCCTGCCAGACGGACATAGGGAATCAGGTGGGAGCATATAAAGACAGGCAGAGATTTGTTTATAATGCGCTGAAAACATATTTTCCAGAAAGTGAGGAGACAGACATGAAAGCAATTGATAAATTAATCCAGATCGCAAAGAACGAGGTTGGCTATCTCGAAAAGGCAAGCAATAGTCAGCTTGATAGCAAGACAGCAAATGCCGGAGAAAATAATTACACGAAATATTGGCGAGATATTAAACCGGATTATCAAGGACAGCCATGGTGCGCTGCGTTCGTGAGTTGGTGTTTCATGAAAGCATTCGGACAAGAGAAGGCAAAGAAACTTTTAAAACACTGGCCATACGTTTACTGTCCGACAATGGCAGATTTGTTTACTTTGAACAGCAATCCAAAAGTTGGAGATATTGTTATTTTTTATCGAAATGGCACATTTACACACACCGGAATCGTAATAAAGGTATCAGGAGATCGGTTCTGGACAGTCGAAGGAAACACTTCTGGTGGCTCTACAATTATCGCAAATGGCGGTGGTGTATGCCAGAAAAGTTACTACAACAGTAATCTTCCTGGAACAAAATTCTGCACTCCAAACTACAACTTAGTGAAGAATGCAACACCAGTTTCAGATTCAGATACGGCCAAAAAGCAGAGCACCAGAGCCTACATTGCGCAGATTAAAAAAGGCACAAAATGTTATACAAAATCAAACAAAAACAGCCCGTCAAAGCTGTTTCCGAAGTTAAAAAAAGGTGCAGTTGTAGAGGTAATGAAGTACACGGAAACCGACAGCTCAGGGCTGAAATGGTACTTCATCCGCATCCCGCATCCGACAGAAGGGTTTGTTTTTGAATTTGTTCCAAAAGGAACATTCACCAGAATTACAGAAATTTCTAAATGATTTTCCCGGGGAATTAACCCCGGGAGTTTTATCTTTAAACATATTTAGTATCATTTCGGAAGTTTTAGACTGTTATCGTTAGTCACACGTTAGTCACAAATAAAAATATTGTTTCCTAATATAATAGTGCTAAAAACACTGTATTTACAGGCATTTGCACAATTTTCTAAATTCTATTTGTTAGTCACAATCAATAAAATTAGAATAATGAAAATGAAATGTGGGAAATCCTTGCAAAATCGCTAAAAACGTTGATTTTAATAGGGTTTCCGGCATTTCGATAATGATATTTCGGTTGTTTTAGAAAGATTAAAATGGGTTCCGTTAGTCACAGTTAGTCACAAATGGAACTTTTATCTTTTCTATTTCTGTCCGAAGTTCTTCCAGCGTCCTGTGGCCGTACACAGCATTTGTGACGTCTCCACCAAAAGAGTGGCCAAGCATTCGTTTTCGGTCATTCTCCCGGACACCGTATTTTTCACACAGCGCAGAAAAAGTGTGTCGACAATCGTGTGGTGTATGTTTCGGATCGCCGACTATTCCCAAACGTTCCAGTGTAGGATAGAACAATGCTTTCCTATGATGCTGCTGAGTATATATGCATAGTTTTCCATCTTGTGTCAGTACTTTCTGTTCAACAAAATGATACACAGCAGAATGTATCGGAACAATTCTGTTTTTACCGGCTTTTGTTTTGATTCCACCTTGAAAGTACTTCTCTTCTAGGTTGGTTGTAAGTTTTAGCACTTCGCCGATTCGCCAACCAGAGTAACACATGATAAGAATGAGCTGTACTTCTGGATCGTCGGTATTATTCCACAGTACCTGCATCTCCTGATCAGAAAATGGCGTTCCATGTTCGGTGTCATTATCAGCATTGACATGGACATATAACGCCTTGTTTTCCGTTACGATTTCTGAGTAGACTGCATATTTGTACATCTGCTTGAACAGAGTCAAAATAGCCATCTGGCTTTGCTTTTTCAGCTTACAATCATCAATAACCTTTTGCATATCGGGAGCCTTTAAATCTTCGAATACGCGATTATGTAGAACAGTGCAGTTTGTATAAGCTGTCCGATATGCTTCCTTTGAACTGTATGACAGTTTTGTCCCCTCTGGGAACTTCCACGCATAAAACTGTTTATATACCTCTGAGAACGTCAATTTCTTGATTTCCGGGTATTTATCCTCTACGCCCTTAATTGTATTGTAGTCGGCAATCAAACGGCTTATAAGAGCATCTATGTCGGTTGTAGGGGACACCTCAAGAGTTCGTTCCATGCCGGGTTGATACGTGCCGGCTTTATATGCTGTCAGAACAGTGAAGCCTTTTATCCAGTCATCTACGTAGCAGATTGCCGGCGGACGTTTTAGTTTGCCATTATCGCCCAGTGTAGCCGGTGGATGCACTGCGAAACAGTTTCTCCGGTTCTTGCCAAGATACCGGATAGAGCCGAAGTTATTCGGCAATTTTGGATATTTCTTTCTTTTCTTCGCCATTTTTATTCCTCTTTTCTTTATGTAGCTGTTTTTAGGTATAAAAATAACAGCCGAACAAATTTTCTGTCTTGTTCGACTGCTCCGAAGATGATACAATATGTTTTGCCAGAATATAGCATCTCTTCGGAGATGTATAAACGCCGTCCCGGTACGCCAATGCCGGGGCGGTTTTTTTATTTAATTATGTGATTTCCAATTTACTCTCATTACAATTCCCACAATCCAATAAATTCCACCAGAACAAGCACCCAATATTAAAATCCAAAACCAACTTAAATACCATGGCATTTTCCGTTTTATATACGGTGTACCTGAACTCGCCGCTGAGGATGCAGAGGAAGATGCAGAATTATTAATGATGATGTCTCTGTTATTGGAAGCTAATTGTTCTACTTGCTTTCCACACTTAGGACACACTACACAGTCGTCGTCAATAAGTTCTCCACAGTGCTTACAATATTTTTTCTTTTCATTCATGATAAACACCCTCCTGATATGTTTTCGCCACACTTCGCACTTTTTATGCGGATTATGTATTTTGTACCGCTGATTTTGCAATATTATGTAAAGTACGGTTATTCGTGGTATTTTTATTTTATCATTTTAAGAGCATATTGTAAAGATTTAGAACGAAATAGAGTGATTTAGATGAAAAAGAAATGTTTTAAGTGCTTTGTACTTCTCTTGCTGATCTATAAGGTATTTAGTCTTGTACACACCCCACAAAAGATAATTTCCAATAATAATCAGAAAGATATGCAGATAGTTCATTCGTATATGGTATATCAGGAGCATTCTGTCCAGAAGTATCCACATACAAACAACGGCGGTGGAAAAGTTTGTGATCTCGCATTTTTCCTCTGCAAAAGCATAATTTTCTTTGAGATTGTAAAGTTTGCCTACGAAATAACAAAAGTCCATGTGTATATTTGGCAGTTGCCAAGAGTCGGAATAGGTGGTATAATGACAAAAACGAACTAATGTTCGGTTCTATTTCCCACAAGCCGGACATATACTATAATGTAGGTGGTAGTTGTAACAGGGAGGGTTGTTTATGGATTATAAGAAGGAAATTATTGAGATGATAGAGAATACTGAAAATGAGGGCAAGTTAAAATTTGTCTATACAATTCTTATCAAATATCTAAAATCAAAGAAGCAAGGGGATTAACCCTTGCTCTTTTTGTTTAGTGATGAAACTATTTGTTTTATTGCTTTCTTATCTTCTTTATCGAGTGCTTTGTATTCCTCGATAAAATCTAAGATGTCAGGTTCTGACATAAGATTTCCAATTATGATTGCATAATCGTCATCGCTTTTAGAACCCATGAGGTATGTCGGTGTTACTTCCAAAACGCCACATAGAAGCTCAATGGTGTCCATATCTGGTTTACACTTATCTTTTTCCCAGTCGCTAATTGAATTATGCTTTGCATTGATTTTTTCTGCAAGTTGCTTCTGAGTCAGCTTCTTTGCCGTTCTGGCTTGCTTGATTTTCTCGCCAAATGTCATTATCGGTTCCTCCTTTCATGATTAATAATAATATAGAAATTTCGAACTGTCAATAAAATAATTTCGATTTTCTCGAAATTTCTTCTTGACATTCGGATAGTTCGAAGTTATACTGTAATTGTTCGATGAGAACGAAATTCAAACAGAAAGGAGAAATGAGAATGTGCGTTGGTAAAAAAATTAAGTCATACCTTGAGAACAACGGCATAACACAGACATTTGTCGCCAATAAAACTGGCATTCCTGTTCAGAAACTCAATCTTTCTCTCAATGGAAATCGCAGATTAGATTTCGATGAATACGAATTAATTTGCGGGGCGTTATCTGTTGGGACTGACAAGTTTCTTGAACCGAAAATTCCAGAGCAGAAAGGAGAATAAATGGACGCATTACAATTTAATAAAGCCGTCAGTCAACACTGCAAAGAATCTGGTGGAGACTGTTGCAAATGTGACCTTCGGCTTTACTGTTATCTATCGCCAAGTGAGCGACCAGATGAGTTAGTGAGTCTGGTTATTGATTTTTTGCATAACCACATTGAAAACCATGATCATTATACCCATCACAGTGCGGCTTCATTTCCGTGTATTGATGATATGGACATGAGCACCGCAGTAGGCGGCGACCGTTATCAGAAACCTCATACTCTTCATAAACAGTCACATGCTTATGAATCTTGTGGCAATGATACAGTCGTGTAATTGTTTCAACCATATAATTCCCCTTTCGTTATACTCGGCATGTCGGTGCCTGTAAATGCATTATAGGTAGAGGGGAAAGGAAATACAATAGGTTGAATAAAAATCGTATTAAGAGATAAAAGCAAAGTAAGGAGGTAAAAAATATGAAACGCCATCCGATTATGGAATATGTGATTCCAGCAATTGTAGCAAGTGTGACAACAGTTTTAATCCGTTTAGTGCTAGGGTGGTAAGAATTGAAGCAATAATGAAAGGAGTAAATATATGAGCGAAGTTGATGCTTACATCAAGGAAAATACAAGGAGGAAAACCAATCAATGAAAAAATTCGAACTGACAGCAGAGTCAAAAATCAACATCTTTGGAAAGAAGCTTTTCCGTATCAAGGCGCTTATATCATTTGGAGATGTAGAAGAGGGAGAAACTGGTGGGTGGATTGAGAAAGAGGAAAACCTTGAACAGTCCTCCGGCAATGCATGGGTCTACGGCGATGCAGAGGTCTATGGCAATGCAAGGGTCTCCGGCGATGCATGGGTC